TCATTATCAATTGAAGCACTCAATGCAACTGCACCTGTACCATCAAATGAAATTGCTGATGCTGTGATATCACCACTAATTGAGAAGTTTTGTCCTGAAGCTAAAGCCGTAGCAGTGTCAGCGTTACCTGTTAAACCACCAACAAAGGTTGTTGATGTAACAGACGTAAGACCCGCTAATGTAGTTGATGTAGCACCTAAATCGATTTCAGTTGAACCAACAGTTACACTGTCATTCGCTAATGCACTATTTGGAATACTTGTCCATATACCCGCAATGTCAACAGTGTTACCGTCATTTCTCGTTAGAGTTGCAGTACCACTTGAGAACGTCGCACCTGTTACAAAAGTATCAGAAGCTGAAGTTGCAAATCCACTAATTGTGATGTTAGACTCTAATCCACCATTCATAGAAAGTGTTAAATCACCTGTCGGAATATCCAAAGTACCACCTGTGATGAATGGTAACTCAAATGAACTTGAAATAGTACCAGTACCACCAACAGTTAAACCAAATGAGTTATCGTAAGTTATATCATCAATAGCATTTACTGTTAGTACCGTAGCACTACCTAAATTGTCAGTTAATGTGATTACATTATCCGCAATTGCACCTGTTTCAATAAGGTTAACGTTACCTACTAATGGTACTGATGTACCATCATTTCTTGTAACCTCAATAACACCTGTTGATTGTGTGTAAGTTCCACCCGTAACAAAGGTATCCGTACCGTCAATACCTGTAATGGTAATATCCGATTCTAAACCACCGTTTATACTTAATGTGATTGTACCATTAGAGTACGAACCACTAGTAATGAAAGGTAAATTAATTGGTGAGCTACCAATTGTACCTGTTCCTCCCAATGCAATGTCCCATGCATTGTTGTAAGTCACTGCCGTTACCGCTTGGATAGTTAAATTAGTCGTAGCTGAATCAACATCCGTTAAAGTAACAACGTTATCTGAAATAGAACCACTAACCAACACATCGTCACGATAAGACACGACACCGTTTGTGTTAGTTGCCAAGATACGTCCTTCCGTACCTGCCGCTAACCCTCTAACTCTCAAAGGAGTAGAAGTTGAACCAGAAATATCAACTAAGTTTGTAGGTACTAATACCCCGAAACCGTGATTACCATTTGAATCAATAACTTCTCTTTTAACGTCATTGGTTGTAAATGATAAGATATTACTGGAATTGTAATTTAAGCCGTTTGCCATTGTCTTAAAATTTTTGTTAGTTTATATTAATCCTTTAAAAGGCTTATAATACATTCACCCATCCACTTGATTTATACATATACATACCCTCAGCACCATTACCGTCAGAGTTAGTGCAGTATACTAATAAACCTGGAAGAGGTGTGTTTATGGCCAACCTTTCAACTTGAGTCATCCTTGGGATAAGAAGACCTTGAGTTGTACTAGCCAATTCTAAAATTGCACATACTGGTGATGTTGTGTCAGTACCCATCGATACCGAACCACCACTAAATGTTAATGTGTTTGAGTTTTGGTCAACAATTCTATTTGCGGTTAATTGACCATCATTACTATAGATATTAGTCGAACTAAATGTAATACCACTAATATCAACCGAACCACCCGTATTATCTTCGAGAGATAATGTTCCGTTGTTGTAGGTACCACCTGTAATTTCAGGTGCAAATCCTGAAACAGTAAAGTCGGTTCCATCATTCATACCCAACGTCAATGTCGTTGGTGAGTATGTTGCCCCCGTTAAGTAAGTGTCGTCAGAATCTAAACCACTGATAGTAATATCAGATTCTAATCCTCCGTTAATACCTAAAGTGATTGTTCCTGAAGAGTAAGTCCCACCTGTAATAAATGGTAACTCTGTCCCTGAGTAGAATACACCGGTAGAAGTCCCTGAAAGACCCCAATCATTGTAACCTAAGTCTGTAATTGCATTAACTTGAGCTAATGCTGGTGACCCGATGTTAGGTGTTATTGTTAAATTGTTATTATTAACTGTTAGTGATTTAACATATGAAAAACCACCAATACCAACATTCTGACCGTCGTTTCTACCTAACGATAGAATACCTGTTGATTCTGTGTATGTACCACCAGTGACATAAGTATCGGAACTTGTGGATGTAAAACCTGTAATATCAAATGAACCACCATCAACATCCACTAATGTCAATGTATCATTAATTAACGTACCACCTGTTAAGTATGGAACACCATGGATGGTTCCAAATAAGTAAGTATCTGTATGACCTGTGTTACCTAAAGTAATCGTATTTGAACCATTACCAATTGCATCAGTACCAATAACAATCTCATTTGACCCATTATTGACTGAGGCTTTAGACCCTTTACCTATAAAAATAGAGTCATTAGCAATTCCATTCAAACCTCCACCATCAATATTTTGTCCCGCCTCGAAACCTATTGCGACGTTATCACTACCTGTTTGATTAGTCGAAAGAGAATCTGCACCAACACCAACGTTTCTTAAACCTGTAGTATTACTAACGAGGGCATCGTTACCAATAGCAACGTTGAAGTTACCACTACGGTTACCATGTAATGCTGTATCACCAACGGCCACGTTAAAAGTTCCCTCGTCGTTAAATCTCAATGATTCATAACCAATGGCAATGTTCCTACTATTATCAGTAATATCATAACCCGCTCTATAACCAATTAAAATACTACCACTAGCAGTTGTAACTTCATAACCCGCCTGATATCCAATCGCAACACCGATACTACCACCACCATTGTAAAATGCCTCACTACCTACCGCAACATTCTCTAATGAAGTGGTACCGTTATACATCGCATTCTTACCGATAGCCGTGTTATTATTACCTGTAGTGTTTTTGTAAAGAGCTAACGAACCAAAGGCAGAGTTACCACTTCCTGTAGTTGCACTTAACGTCCAAGTACCAAATGCACTGTTACCATTACCTGATGAATTATTTGCAAGTGCTGATGCACCAAACACGGTATTACTTGAAATGTCACCACCACCGTTACCAGCAGTGATACCCTCATTAATTGTTAAATCAAATTCACTCGTTACTGAACGAACAGATATTGCTCTTGTTGTGGTACTACCATTATCTGTAACATCTTGAAGTGTTAGTGAACCACCACCTCCTGATGTAAATCCTGTAACATCTACAGTATTACCATCATTTCTACTTAAAGTTAGAGTCGTAGTCCCACTATTGTAAGTTCCACCAGTGACGTAGTAGTCAGTAGAAGATGAGTCAATCCACGTAATACCTGTTGTAGATGTTGAAAGAATCTGACCTGTATTACCTGTTAATCCATTATTATCATAAATGTATGTGAAACCTGCAGGTCCTCTTGTTGTTAGACCAATATTAGTTCCGTTAATATTACCACTTGTAATCGTGGCATTATTTGAAGTTATTGTCACAGGTGTTGTATTACCTAAAACTACACCGTTAAGATAACCGCTGGTAATAGTAGCATTGTTCGATGTTATAGTAACAGGTGTAACATTTCCTAAAACAACCCCATTAAGATACCCACCTGTAATAGTAGCATTGTTTGATGTTATAGTAACAGGTGTTGTATTACCTAAAACTACACCATTAAGATAACCACCAGTAATAGTCGCACTGTTAGATGTTAACGTTACCGGAGATACACTACCTAAAACAACACCATCAATGTAACCACCATTAATATCAACTGTTGTTGCGGTTAAAGTGGCACCTGATATATACATACCTGTTGTCGATACATTACCTGTATCTAAAACCTGTTGTAATGTTTGAGAACCACCACCAGAAGTAAAACCTGTTACATTGATGGTCCCACCTGTGTTATTATCGAGGCTTAAAGTTCCTGTTCCTGAATTGTAGGTCCCTCCTGTGATTTGCCAGTCAGTTCCCCAAAATATTCTCCAACGAGCATTTTCTCTTGTTACACCACTAACACCCTCAATAGAAGAATTTAACCATGCATTAATAAAATCTTCACCGCCACTAGTAGAAGTAGTAATTGTAGTTCCATAATCGGTTTGTGATGTGGATTCACTCGCGTTATCCCACAATGTCTCATAATCATCTATAGAAAACTGATATGTTTGACTTGTCTCGTGAACATATACCAACATACCCAATCTTCTACGTCCCGATGAAATATTATCAGAATTTAAAGTTAAGGTATCAGGTAAAAAGGGTAAGGTCCTTTTAGAGTAGTTTACCGGTATAGTATTACCAGTAAATTCAATAGGACCCGTTGCACCATCAGGAATAGTAAATGACAAATCATTTAACGTATAAACCTCCATATAACCACCAACTTGTAACACACTAAAGTTAGTACCATAGGTTTTAAGTCTCGATACTGTTTCTACCGTATTAAGTTGTGAATCTGATATTGGATTTTTATACTGAAATGCCATCTTTTTTTTATTTTATTATAAATAGTTTTAACTTACCGTACCAGCCTTAAAGTAAAGCGGATTCGATGAATTATTTAATTTTAATCCTGTTAAATTATATGTCGTATATAATCTATATGTTGTGTTGGCATATACACTACCCGTATAACTAACTAAACCTAAGTTATAGAATGTTGAACTTGGTGTAATACTATTACCATACGAAGTACTAGTGTCTTGTAAAATTTCAGTAACCCTATTAGATGAAGAACCAATAGAATCTTGAGGTACTAAGAAGGTATACCATGCATCTCCTGAAATTGTTCCCGAAGGAATAATGATTTCCTCAAATAAGTATTGACCCGCGCCACTTTGAGGTATATTAGCAGTATATACTTGAGGTAAACCTGTAACACCTGAAGTTGCAAACATTTCCATGTATGTTTCAATATCTGATGTGTTAGTTGGTTGTGTTGTATTAGTGAAACCATACCAATTAGATATCGGGGTACCACCATTATAAATGTAAGTCCCTATATCAGTAGCCTTTGATTGTGGTTCAATAAATAATAATGCCGGAGCGACACCCGCAACACTAGGAGTGATACTCGGCGTTGGTGTTAATGTTGGCGTTACCGATACAGTTGCTGAAGGTGTAATCGAAGGTGTAGGTGTTGGAGTTGCTGTTGATGTAGGTGTTGTTGATGGTGTTATCGAAACTGTTGGTGTGATAGATGCGGTTGGCGTAATTGAAGCCGTCGGAGTAACCGTTTGTGTTGGAGTTACTGATGGTGTAGCCGAAGGCGTAATAGATTGAGTAACCGATGGTGTCACTGTTGAGGTAGGTGTTGATGAAGGAGTCGACTCTGGCGTTGAAGAAACAGTTGGAGTAACCGAAGCTGTTGGAGTAACTGATTGTGTTGGTGTAATTGAAGCTGTTGGTGTGATTGATGCGGTTGGTGTAACGGAAACTGTTGGAGTAACCGATGCCGTTGGTGTAACCGTTGATGTCGGAGTCAATGTTGGAGTTACTGATGGTGTTGACGCAGGTGTTGACGACACTGTTGGAGTTACAGAAGCTGTTGGTGTTACAGAAACTGTTGGGGTTACTGATGCCGTTGGAGTAACCGATTGTGTTGGAGTTATTGAAACCGTCGGGGTCACAGATACTGTTGGTGTTATTGAAGCAGTTGGAGTTACCGATGCTGTCGGAGTTACAGATTGAGTCGGTGTTACTGACACTGTCGGAGTGATAGATGCCGTTGGTGTAACTGAAACCGTTGGGGTTACAGATTGAGTAGGTGTAACAGATACTGTCGGTGTAACAGATACTGTCGGTGTAATAGAAGCTGTTGGCGTAATCGTAGGTGTTGGTGTAACTGTTGAACCTGGAGTAGTAGTTACCGATGGTGTTACCGTTGAAGTTGGAGTGACCGTTTGAGTTGGGGTCACTGAAGCCGTCGGAGTAACTGAAGCCGTCGGAGTAACTGTTTGTGTTGGTGTGACTGTTGATGTAGGCGTAATTGTAGGTGTTGACGATGGAGTAGAACCAGGTGTAGCAGTTACAGACGGAGTAACTGAAGTTGTAGGTGTTACTGTTTGTGTTGGAGTTATTGAAGCCGTCGGGGTCACAGAAACTGTTGGAGTAATTGATGATGTAGGAGTAACTGTTGTTCCTGGTGTCGCACTTACTGATGGTGTCACAGAAGCAGTCGGGGTTACCGATTGAGTAGGGGTAATCGATACCGTTGGCGTTACTGAAGATGTTGGAGTTATTGAAGGTGTCGTAGTTACTGATACTGTTGGTGTCACAGACGGACTTGCACCTGGACTAGCGGCTGGTGTTGATGTCAAAGATGGGGTCACTGTTACAGTTGGCGTTACTGTTGATGTTGGGGTAGGACTAACATCACCTCCTGTCGGTGTCACAGAAGGAGTCGGAGTGGATGTAGGTGTTGGTGTCGGAGAAACAGGAACATCAAATTCAACTTTACTATCCTCACCAAAGTTAAAACCATCCGAAGGAACACCGTTATATGTAAATCCACTAAAGACAACATTATTTTGATTAACAAAATTATAATCTAATGTTGTGGCAGTCAATGTTTCAGTACCACCTGTTGAATTAGCAGGAATAACAATAGTCGGACTCAAAGTCTCAGTACCTCCTGTTGTCGTAAACAATACGTTATCAAAAGCAATCGTTAGATTACTTGTTGGAATAACTCGTGGTTTCGCAACATATCTAGCAACGACAGAACCTGGTATATAAACAACCGATAAGTCAATAACATTTAAATCACCATAGATAATGATACTTTTTGTTAAAGTTTCATCATTACAATCTGGCTGTTTGTTTTCGAATGTTAAATTGTATGTAGTACCCGTCGGCTCAGCAGGGAAATTATACACCACACCCGCAACCAATTGGTCTCTTGTCTGACCAGACAAAATTGGTGTTGTGCTTGTAGAACCCGTATATATATTGAAAGGTCCAACCGCGTTGGAACTTAGTGTTAATCTTAAAACAACCTGAGCCATCTAATAGTTTTAATAATAAATATTAGACCATCAGTAAATTACTAAAATTATTACCTTTACTTTGTAATATATTTTTAAGTGGTCTATAAATTAGATTGTAGGGTCACCTCTAAAATTAACAGTATTTGTGGTACCATCTACAGGATTATGTGAGTAAGAATCAGTATTTGGTGATGTTACAATTTTAACTGTTGGTTGTGAGAACGGACTACCAACGTTTATACGTGCAGTAGTTCCAAAATACTCGCTACACCCAACACCTGTCGGACCATAAGATTCTAAAGTTAATAAAATAGTGTCCGTTGATAACACTTGGAAGTTATTTGTAGATATCGTAGGGTTAGAACCTGAATTCTTAGTTACCGTAGATGTCAATGTTCCATTTTTGTAAACCTTACCGATGTATTTTTCACAACCATTACTTAACTCAGCAGTTACAAAATAAGTAAATGTTGACGGTGGTGGCGTAGCCGACCTTGTCGGAGTAATAGACCTCGTTGGTGTTGGAGTTGGTGTCTTAGTCCTTGTAGGTGTTAAAGATGGTGTAGGTGTCTTAGTCCTTGTAGGTGTCACAGTCGGAGTAACCGAAGGACAAACAGAATTAATACTTGAGATATCTGTAATATTACCACCTCCGTCAACAGTTATCAAATCATTCGAGCTAGATGAACCAACAACAGTCGGATAATCACCTCTCACATATTTACCTGAAGGAATAGGGTCATTAGGATTACTCTGTGAACCTAAGAATGTTCCCACTTGCAACGTACCAACATATTTAACACTTGTACCGTAACTTTGTGAGTTAGTTATATCAGACCAATATACACATATAGTATCTGAAGCTTGATTAGGACCATCACTTTCGGTCCAAAGAGTCTCAGTACCTTCAACACCTATTTTATAAGAACTCCATAAGTTTTCAGTAACATAAACTACAGATGGTGTGGGTGTCACAGTCTTCGTTGGAGTTATAGTTACACTTGGTGTTACACTATTTGTCGGAGTAACTGAATTTGTTGGTGTTACACTATTCGTTGGTGTAATTGATGAAGTTGGAGTTATAGATACCGTTGGAGTAATTGTTGGTGTTGGCGACACTGTAGAACCAGGTGTTGAACTTGGAGTTACCGTTACTGTCGGCGTCTGAGTTTTAGTTGGTGTCACACTATTGGTTGGCGTAATAGATGCCGTTGGAGTAATTGTTGGTGTAGGTGTAATAGATGACGTTGGCGTTACACTATTCGTTGGTGTAATGGATACTGTCGGAGTAATTGTTGGTGTAGGTGAAACTGTTGAGCCTGGTGTCGCACTTGGAGTTACCGTTGCTGTCGGCGTCTGAGTTTTAGTCGGTGTTACACTATTCGTTGGCGTAATAGATGCCGTTGGCGTAATTGATGAAGTTGGAGTTACCGTAGAACCAGGAGTTGCACTTGGAGTTACCGTTGCTGTCGGTGTTACACTATTCGTCGGTGTGATAGATGAAGTTGGTGTTATACTTGGTGTTGGTGAAACTGTTGAACCAGGAGTCGCACTTGGAGTTACAGTACTAGTTGGGGTCACACTATTGGTCGGAGTAATAGATGCCGTTGGTGTAATTGACGATGTTGGAGTTACCGTAGAACCAGGAGTTGCACTTGGAGTTACCGTTGCTGTCGGTGTCTGAGTATTAGTTGGTGTCACACTATTCGTTGGTGTAACACTTGATGTTGGAGTTATTGTAGATACCGGAGTAGCCGTTGGTGTCAATGTGTTTGTAGGAGTTACCGTTTGTGTTGGAGTAATTGAATTAGTTGGTGTTAATGTCGGAGTAACTGAAGGTGACGAGGCAGGTGTCTCACTAGGTGTCACTGAACTAGTAGTTGTTACCGTTTGTGTCGGTGTAACTGTCAATGTCGGAGTAACAGACGATGTTGGAGTGATAGTGGGTGTTGTTGAAGGCGTTGATACCGGTGTCTCAGTAGGCGTTACCGAGCTAGTCGGAGTAACCGTCTGTGTTGGAGTGACTGTAGATGTAGGAGTGACTGTAGATGTAGGAGTGATAGTATTAGTTGGTGTGATTGTTGTTGTAGGTGTCATCGTCAATGTCGGTGTTGGAGTCATACTCACACATACCGATTGTGATTGTGCAATCGCATTACCCGAACCATTGTCAACCACCGTAAATACAGTACTACCACTCATAGGTCTTACATAGAATACAGTATTTGAAGTCGATAATAGTGCTTGTAACTCAGCGATAGTGTAAGGGTCAGTACCCGTGCTGTTTTGATACAATACCTCACCAACACTCAATCCGTCTTGAGCATAAATTATATCTGTCGGAACACTACTGAAACATACGTCATAACTACTTGTTGAAATGTAGTAATATGCCCCGTCAAGTGGGTTAGATAATGATGGCGTTACCGTTGGAGTCATGGTAACCGTAGTTGTTGGCGTCACCGTGACTGTCGATGTTGGAGTTATCGTTACCGTAGGAGTAATCGTATTAGTCGGTGTCATCGTTACAGTAGTTGTCGGAGTTATCGTTACCGTAGGAGTGATTGTACTAGTTGGTGTAACCGTAACCGTAGTTGTCGGAGTTATCGTTACCGTAGGTGTGATTGTTCTTGTCGGAGTGATTGAACGAGTAGGTGTAATTGTTGGTGTAACACTATTCGTTGGAGTGATAGAAGGTGTCGGAGATGGTGTTGGGGAAGGAATAACACCACAATCTAAATTGTAATCAATACGTAAGTCAATATTAACAATCTCATTATTGTTACACTCACCTGTCATCTTAATTGTATTATTAATAATGTCGGTTTCAACACCATTAATACCTGTAAATCCTGTCAATACACTCTCAATAGTATTCGCCCATAACTCGTCACTTGGAACATCACTAATTGTGTATCCTGTATAGAAACTACCTGTTGCTGTCTGACCACTGTAATCAATATCATAGTTGAATACCATACTAATAAAGGTACAACCAGTATACATCGTTAAGTTATCAGTCAAATCTAAGTATCCATCACCAGCCATTTCGATGAAACCTTTTCTCTTAATAACGGTAGTGAACGTATCACTACAAATATTGTAAATTGGGAATGATGTTACCTCTTTCTCGGCACATATCACACTCATCGATGCGAAATTACTACATCCATTCACATCAGTTACAGTTACCGTGTATGTATCAGCACTTAATCCTGAAATAGATTGTGTTGTTTCACCGTTAGACCACAAATATGTAAATGGTGCATCACCCGAAAGAGTATTGGCTGTTAAACTTGCCGATGTTGTAGGGGTACATTCTGTTTTAGTGATAACAACATCAACACCAGTATTACCTGTGATATTGAACGTTTCAGAAATTTCACATCCTGACCCATCAATAACCTCAATAGTGTAACCACCCTGAGGTAAGTTATAGAAGGTAAAACCAGTAAGTGCCGTATCGATAATATTCTGACCATCAGATAAAATATAATCTAACGGTAGAGTATAACCACTACTCACCTCAATATAAGCAGAACCTGTGTTACCACCACATGTGGCACCTGTTGTATTGACACTTAACTCATACTTTGGAGTTGCCGATATCACAACTGTATCGTTGTAACAACATCCTCCAGCACTTTCGATAGAAATATCGTAAGTATCAAACGTTAGATTAGGGAATGTTACCTGATTATTTGAACTTGTTAAACTACTTGTTCCTCCTGATGTCTGTCCTGTATAACCATATGTAAATGGAACACCCGTTCCATTAGCATTCATGATTAATGTGGCTTGTGAATTACAATTTGTATAAGTAACTGAGTATGATGCACTTATTAAACCACCCAACGAAGGAATGTCAACAGAATCTGTCAACACACAACCGTATGAGTCCGTTACAGTAAATTGGTATAACCCTGCACTTGCTCCTGTAAATGTGAAATTAGTATTAGGAGTTGTCCCACTGTATCCATTTTGACCTTGGTAAGTATATGGTGATGTCCCACCACTAATATAAACCGTTAAGATACCATCATTCACTAAACAACCCGCAGGTGTTGTAGTATATGATATCATATTCATGGCATTAGACGCTACCACATCACCCGATTGAGTTTGTTCACACCCATTAGCATCAGTTACTGTAACACTATAGGTATTAGCACTTAATCCTGTAATAGAAGATGTTGTTTCACCGTTTGACCACACATATGTAAATGGTGCAGCTCCCGTTAATCCTGTCACCGCAATTGCACCTTCATAGAACCCACAATTTGATGTTCCCGTAATAGAAAGACCAAACTCAGGTGATGAAGTTCCTGATATAATTACTGTTTGTGTCTGTGCAGTAGCTCCACCATCATCTGTAACAATAGCATAGTAACTTCCTTGAGGTAAACCATAGAAATCTGTAGGATTTACGGTGCTCGATAACGATTGGTTTAATATATTATTCTGATATAGGTCAATCGTATATGGTAAAGATGTTGAGTCCCCACTAACTTGAATATACCCATCTAAACCATTACATGTCGTGGCAGAGTAATCACTGATAATTGCGTCTAAACAACCATCAACATTAACATTAATATATAATTCGTTATTTTGGTCACCTAAACTATCATTCAAACGGAAGGTATAATTTCCTTCAGTTAAACCAGTATAAACGAATGGGAATACTGACGTTCCACCCGATAATGTTCCAGGAACTATATTATCTAACGTATATGGAGGAATACCTCCCGTCGGTAAGATTCTTAATGTTCCAAGACCTGTGTCACAAGTGCCAGTTAATTCAAACGTGTAGTCTAAATCTGTATAATCACAAGATTGTGAGGTTACTGAACCAAAAGTAACCACATCTATAGTGTATGAATAACTTGTATCTATTTTTACTAATATTGGGTCTATTGTATAACCCTCATGATACACATCACAACAGTCAACATATTGATAGTTACCCTGTATTGTGGCATCATAACAAGTTATTGGTAGCGTTGGCGTTGGACTTGGAGTTGGCAAGATACTCGATGTCGGCGTTGGACTCGGTGTAACGAAATTTTGAGGACAAACAACATCAATAGAATCCAAGAAGTTACCACCGGCCTGACTTGAAGTCGCTGAGAATACCAAACTGTAATCCGTCTCTGACGCAGTGAAATTGATAGCATTTAAAGTCCATGATGCGGTTAAACCCGTATATTCATTAGGGAAAAATACTAACCCGCTGGTCGCACCACTTAAACCAACCTTCAATGTGTTCAAGAATCCAGTTCTACCTCTATGAGCAAACTGAACTTGGTATTGTTGACCGTTTACCGCAGTAAAATCTTGGTATAGTGACTGAGCGGCTGCTGATTGTGCATTAATCTCAGCAAAGTGAGTTCCCGAATATGACGGAACTCCTTGATATCCTGATGCCCATATCTCAATAATATTTGACGAATCCGTTGTATTCCAACCAGGAATACATTCTTCAGGATAAAAGTTGAACGTAGTAGCCGAGGTACAATTTGTCCCATCAGCAGTTGACCCCCCACCTGTTGTTGTACCAGTACACTCAGACGGACATGAGCCTAAATCCGACATAAAGATATCAAATGAAGGGTTAATAAGTCTATTACAAGGAACACTCACTGTAGGTGTAATACTTGGGGTTGATGGTGGAGTGTCCGTAGGTGTAATTGTCGGAGTGACAGTCGTTGTAGTTGTAATACTTGGAGTTACCGTCGGAGTTGTTGACGGTGTTCCTCCAGGCGTCGTAGTAATACTAGCACTTGGTGTTGCAGTTACACTACTAGTAATTGTTGGGGTAACACTTGATGTTGTTGACGGTGTCCCTCCAGGTGTTGTTGTGATAGTAGCACTTGGTGTTGCTGTCAAACTACTCGTAATTGTTGGGGTAACACTTGATGTTGTTGACGGTGTCCCTCCAGGTGTTGTTGTTGGTGTTGATGTTATCGTCGGTGTAGGTGTAGGTGATGGAGACGCACATATACAAGGACCCGTTTCACATAGATTCTCAGTCAACGCACTGAATTCAACAGTCGTTACAGGAACACCACCACTTCGATACGCAAATGAGTAACAGGTTCCTGTGTAGGTATAACCATATCCTTCTGATAATTGAGTGGATTCTATGAAATTATTTAAAGATGCACTAACAACCGCTTCAGTAAAGTTAGTTACCGTTGGGTCAACATTAACACCAAAGTTTTTGAGTCCAGGACCATTTTGGAAGGCACTATCTAAATTTTGATACGCAGTAGTCGCGGTGAAGGCAGAAAATACATTTATACTTGATAGACCTAATAAGTTTAAGTTTTCAGGACCAACCGACAGAATTGAATCACCATACTTATTTTGGAATTCCGTAGCGTTTATAGTCTCACCTTCAACTATACCAACAACATGTGGAACAAATCCTTTTCGTGATACATTACTATCGACAACTGGGTAAACTAAAGAATCTACCCTACCGTTTTGAAGTTTGATATCCTCCCAAACCTTCAAATATTGTTCATAATCGTATTCTACCCTATCAGTTGTTAAGTTATTTGGTGTGGCCGGTGGATTCCATGTATTAGTATCAAGATTAAATGGATTAGAGACTAATGTGGCATTATTAGTAAATTGACCATGATATAGACCGACAAGTCCGTCAGCTTCATCTATAATATTTACAACGATAAAGTTTTTATCACCACCATTAAATGTACCAGGACCAGTCTCAGATGTGGAATTCAAATTACCATGATTAAACGGTACCCCATTGGACCTCCAGTCGGAATTACCCGTAGTTAAATCAAGACCTCTATTGATTCTTTGATATGTAGTACCACTATCATTAAACTGTGTGTTTCTTGGCACACACTTACCATTATCGTTCGTCTTACAAAAACGTGAGTCATAGTCAGAATATGTAACCCCACTATTCAAGGCTGAGAACTCCCCAATAGATGTTGAATCACTTAAAGTTCCACCTGTTAAAGAACCGAGGTATGGGTAAGTATTCCACCAAATCCAGTTCTCACCATTATGTGAGTTTTTACCAATAACACCCTCATATAACTCTCCAACAGTCTGTTGTGCTGACTGAGTAGCGTACCATGAACGAATAGATTCAGAAGCCGCAGCTGCCTCAGCATCATCTAATGAAGTAGCATCGTAGAATACATAAACATTAGGAGCACCTTGAAGGTTAATATCTATCTCAATAGTGTCAGATGGGTCACAACAAGCACTTAACGTCCATGTCTCAGTATTAGGACCACAAGTTCCACCACTACATGAATATGTTCCACTAACGTTTCCATAATTTATAGAATATGAACTACCAAGCCCTAAAGGCTGGAATGGATATGAACTACTTGAATAAGGAGTCCCACTTATTGTAACCGTAGTTTGACCTAAGGTTCCACCAGAGGTACAAAGATAGTATGTAAACGAGGCGTTAGATGAATCAGCAGTAAACGTAACTGTTTCACCGTCACAATTAACATATTCAGTATATGCTTTACCATCATCGGCAATATCCCATAAGTTATTATCCACTTGGACACATTGACAATCACTCACAGGCAAAGAAGGGGTAATAGACGGTGTCACCGTTGGGGTTAGTGTTAGGGATGGAGTAACCGTAGGGGTGTTAGCCGGTGTTGAAGTTGGAGAATATGAAGGTGTGTTTGTTAGTGTTGAAGTTGGGGTTAGTGTTAAGGACGGAGTAACCGTCATTGTTGGGGTATATGATGGTGTATATGAAGGAGTATTTGTTGGTGTATACGATGGCGTGGTTGTTGGAGTTGGTGACGCAGCCGCAGCACATACAGCAGGACTACAATCACCAGGAGTAGCACTAACAACACTATAAGTACCAATGCTTGGTTGTGGTGCAACAGTAAACGAACCTGTTGGTGTGTATGAAGGACCAAAAGGAGGATTATTTAATACCGTGTAACATCCATCAGGTATACCAGTAGCACCTGTCATACTCCATACACCAATAGGGGCAGGATTATATCCACTTCCTTGAGCAGGGCCAGGTATTGCATACAAGTTACCAGTAGTACAGGCTGATAAGTAAATATAATCAGGTAACGTAGATGGTGTCATAGTTGGTGTAGGTGTCCTCGTAAAAGATGGAGTTAACCCAGGTGTAATTGTGGGTGTTGGTGTAACGGAAGATGAAACAAACAAACTTGGACATACCACATTAATAGCGTCTAAGAAGTTACCACCATTAGTATTAGTAGTCGCACTAAACATCAAATTATATTCAGGTTCCGCAGCAGTAAAATTATACGCGTGTAGATTCCAAGCGGTGGTACTACCAACATAAACACTTGGTAAAAATTGAATTCCACTAGTTGCACCACTCAATGCAACTCTCATTGTATTAGCATAACCTACTCTACCTCTGTGAGCAAATTGTACTTGATATGTGTTACCAGTAACAACACTAAATGTTTGATACAAAGATTGTGAGACACTACTTTGAGCGTTTATCTCCGCAAAATAATTACCATTATAGGACGGTACCTCTGTTCCTGGACCTGCAGTTGTATAACCACTAGCCCATATTTCAATGGTACCATCAGGGGCGGTAGTATCCCAACCAGGTATACAATCAGCATCATAGAATCCAGAGGCGGGAGGATTTAATGTTGGTAAACCAGACGGACAACCAAAAGAGCTATTATATAATTCAAAATTGGGGTTAATTAATTGACCACATGGTGCCGGTGATACTGTAGGTGTAATAGAGCGGGTAACTGTCCTCGTAGGTGTAATTGTTCTAGTTGGAGTCGGTGTTGGAGTTCTTGTATTCGAAGGTGACGGTGCGGGACAAGTGTTAACAGCAGTTATTTTACCATTATTAGCAGATGCAGTTCCATCAACAGAATATACTGCATTACCAAGAGAAGTTATAACAACATAAAATGTACTAGCAATATTAGTGGGAACCGAGGCAAAACAAGTCGAAGAATTAGCATGAAAAGTATCATTCACCGCAGGTGAACCACCCGCTTGTGTTATTGACCATGTTGCCGACGTACCCCCACCTGAACAAACCGTAGCCTGAGATGAAGAATATCTTACACTTACATTATTAATACAAGCCATTATCCACAGTTAATACTTAGGTTTATCCCCACATTCAAGTAGATAGTTTTGTCAGTAAAATTCGCCATACACCCTATATTCGTAAACGTGATTGTATTACCATTAATAGAGTAAGCCAAACCGTTTTGATATAAATACAAGAATCGGTTAATTATCGCGGATTGCCATTGACTATTTGTTGGAGCATCATTAGCCCCGTATCCCGTATAAAATTGTTCTTGAACAAGGATATCTGAGTCCAATCTTAAGTCCACATACCATGATGAAACAATAGAGTTTAAATCACAATCAGCGGTCGTATAACCACTACTACTTACCACACTTGTTACTTGAGAGTTAAGTATCTGTTGGAAAGTCAATGATGGATATAAGTTACAATCAACCGTTTGGTCCACACAATCATATTTGAATAGTGGACCTGTGATTGAACACGGAGTACAAGGAACAGGAACAATTTCACAACCTCTTTGAACTCGGTAAACAAACTTCTGTCTGTCAAATTCTGAGTTAGACATCTTCTGACCACCTGTCCATAATGTTGAGGCAGGAACCACTTGTTCCACCAATCTCATCCAATAGTCACCAATACCATTTGTGAAATCAATCATCTTTTGGTAGGTGTATTTATTAGATGGTATATTAACCGCCTCCTCAGAAGTTAAGTATTTCCAATAGATAGATTGTAGTGTTGGATAACCACCCGTCTTTGATGATTGTGTTTGTCTGTTACGAACATTAATCATGTTCTTATAGAATGTCTGAGCAAACTCAAAGAAAGTCTTTTGTTTTGGTCTTGGGTTTATAACCGTCCAATCAATCCCTCCTGGTGTCGGGTATGGTGATGTAAGACCTGTCGATGGTATTGGGTAATCGTATTTTCTACTCATATCCCATACATCATAAACAAGACCCTGACCCATGTTCATGTATAGTTCAATATTCTTTCTATTAAGAACTAATCTTTCATCATTAACTTTATAGTAGGCGTTAAATGCACCAGTACTTTTTCTAACACCTGTAGTATCTTGTGCCCATGACTTTAAGTTATCTTTTACTGCAGTAAGTTCGTAACCCAAATCCATATATGGAAACTCACGGTATCTATCAAAGAATTTTTCACCGTAAGTGTAAGGTTCAAGAGATGTTTGAATATCAGGATTTTGACCTGTGAAGACAGAGTTAGTTAAGTCTAACTTTTGATTCGCTCTATGTTTTGGTGTTTGTTCGTACCATCCAGAACCCATCTCAAAGAAATAGTTATTGGTAAAAGTAGCGTTTGTTGGGTAACCTTCCTCATCAATTGGATAATCACCTCTTGTAGTATCAATAAAGGTAGTCTGTGATGTTGGTGTAAATGCAGTATAAGTAACACCTTTAACCTTATAAGTGTCTGTAGGATTCAACACTGGTAAAATCTCCAATCTAGTACCACCTGATAGTGAATCGTATTCTTCATTGAACTGATTAATGTTAATCGGTCCGTCAGCCATATAAATGGTCTCATTAAATTCAACCAACGCTTTTGGTGCTCCCACCATTCTCATCAAAAATTCTATGGATTGTCGAGTACCTTTTGTTTTGTATAGGTAACCTGAATTGATAATGATTTTTCTGTAATATTCGTAATTTAATTCACGAGGCGTTTTATCCCTTGTTTGACCAGGATAAATTGATTGATTTTTAGTCCCAAAAATTGAGAATAAAAAGTCTTCATTTGTGATAGGAGAGTTGTTAGTGTCAAAACCTAATGTCTGAGCCAAGTTTTTAAGTAACTCTGAAGGTATGTCGTTCTTTGGTTGGTAGTTAACCGAGTTAATATAAGCTAAACCATCAATGAATTTCTTTGTTTCATCAAAACTTCTACCGTATATTTGTAAAACCTTCTCTAACTTTTGGTCACCCGTATCAAATTCCTTTAATGAACCTGAAATTAAGAACCTACTAATCAAATTGGTTCTGAAACTATCCATTACAATTGCAATGTCATTCAGTTTTGCCAGGTAAACATCATATCTTTCAGAAGAAATATCGATATTCCATAAACCAGCAACAGGCCATGTAACTTTTTCTGCAGAATTGTAAAATCTACCCGAATTATCTTCTCTCGGAACACTGAATGATGCAGTATACTTTGGTGTCACCAATCTATTCAGTAAGAATTTCTCAATTTCATCAAAATCTTGACTAAAAACGACCTCTGTTTCGTATTTGTTAGGTCTTAACAATAATGATTCAGTTGTTGTCGTTGAACTAAATGGTCTACCTTGAACAGTCACCGTAATGGTCCCCGCAGATAACGATGGAGACGCATCAAAATCACTTAATAGGTATTCTGTTTCTCCTGTCCCAATAAATAAAGAATATTTCAAGTAATTTCTTGTTATATTCCTTAATGGATGGACCGCCATCGGTCTTAATTGAACATTTCTATCGGCATTTACACTGTAATCAATGTCCAATGGGTTCTTAATACGAGTTACATCGATATCAAACGTTGTTTCATCATCAATAGCATCATATGAAATGTTAGACGCAGTATTCGCCGTAGTATAATCAGTATAAACCCTATCAACCTCCAATCCCGCAGGGAAAAAGTTGATAACTTTTAATACAGACGCAGAAAATCTCTTCTGTAATGAACCATACAAAGAGAAATTAGTAACATTTGAAATATCATAGTTAGGATAGACACCATATTCTTTGGCCTGTAACCTTTTTGACTCCTCAATGGATTCAATTTGAAGATTCTCCAAAGTATAAGGAATTGAAAATACACCAGTGTCAAAGGTTCTATTAACCTTCTCAACAACTGCGGTAGTAAATTCAAAGTTTCCTTGCGTTAATCCACCACCCTCAACAACCTGAAACCCTACAAGGTCAGGAGAGAAAGACTCACTACCAGCAGGAGGTGCCGGTGGGTAACGATATTTCTTACTTGATGCCATTAATTAATCACACTATTGAAATTTTTACTGAAGTCGATATTATCACCTCTATCTTGACGAACCTCAAACAATAAGTTGTTAAACTCATCTCTAATTTCAAACAAGTTGTATTGTTTGTAGATGTTGTTAGATGGGTCATAAATAGTGTAAATACCATCTTCCATACTCTTAGTTTGATTGCCGTAAAGTGCGATAGCGAGAGTGTCGATATCGTGTTCAGCCATTTCAATGTCTAATGTGATTGGATTGAAGAACGTATTAGTGACAATAATATCTTGGTCAGGCTGTCCAATATATGGTGTTGCATTTGGTTTGTTAGAAGGTGCACTTGATGGTGACAATGTGCAGAACATCAAATCACTACCATTCTCAACATAACGATACCTAATAGATTTTTGTGAACTATTAGTTAAGTTTGTTGTTACAGGTTCACAGTAGAAAGATGAAGTAATAATCCTATAGAAATTAGGGACCTTAGTACCATCATCATTCAAGTACTCTACTCTAAAACCTACCAATCCTTGAGCAACAAATTTATTTCTATATTCAGGTTCCACATTGTTTAAGTCAACAACGATACCTTTTACGTTTGGTAATGCAGATAACACACCACAGTCAGTAATCGTTGTTCTTATCTCAGCAGGTCGAATATATAATGTGTAAATCCCCTTTTCATTAAACTCCTCAGCCGGTAATGTTAAATTATACATACCACCCAAAATTTCATTTGTATTTCCACCCGTGTTGTTGTTGTGGAAATAAGGAGTTAAAATAGTAGACGCATCCAATTTTTTTAAGACAAAGTCTTCGGTTACGTCTCTACTCGGCGTGAAATGCATAATGATTTCCACATCTTCAGGTGACATATCTGCGGGTCTTGTAATACCGTAACTTCCTAAAGCCATTTTTTATACTTTGTTAATTTTGTAGAAACCATAACCATAACGGGTTAAGTCTCCGATGTTATCGACCTCACCCAACCTTTCAATTCCTTCGAATGCTGAGTTTTTGCCTCTTTCAATAAATACCTCACTCTGAATTTCTGGTGAGGAAACCATGTCTAATAATACTTCTTGTTTTGTAATCGCACTAACACTTAAGTCATTCTCGGTTAAACCTGATGAATTTCCAACGTATAATGTTGTACCATCAGGGTAATCAAAGTAAGACACATCATTGATGGTATATGCGGTATATTCAGTGTTTATCTCATCAATAACACCATATATCTGACCATTTTTAATAATAGGGACATTGGTTGCATATTTTACTGCACCGTAATTACCCAAACTAGTCAATCTACTTTTTGTATACCCTGACACCACAAATGGAACCGATGTATAATTTGAAGAAACTTGTGAACTTACATTATTTTCGGCATCACCACTAAAGATATAATCATACGACAACGGAGTTCCTGACCAATTACCCCCTTGAGGTGTAAACGTAATATTACCCTCAGGATTTGTAATAGTCACCCCTGTCATAGGGATATTAATCTTCTTTTTAACTGTTGTAACACCCCACGGGTTAGTCTGTGTAATGGTTACCGTAAAGGCACTACTATAAGAATAGTTATGAGACAAATAAGACGGAGATGTCGAGTTTATCGACTGAGTGCTTGTTCCATCACCCCAATCAATAACATAATCAGCTAATTGTAAAAACTTCTTAAACTCCCTATCCGATGTATTATATACGAATAATTGATATGGGTCCGTAGTACCACCAGAATAAATGAAATTATTGACCACATCTTTTTGAAGGATATATCCATCAAACGGCGTGTAGTAACCTAAATCGTTAAATGTTTGAGTAAATACTATCGGTAAGGTTAGACCAGTTAATAATGACGAACCGTTAGTACCACCACTAAGGATTTGAGTCATTGCAGAATAAACACCAAAAGTATTTCCACTGAAAGTTTCTTGGATTAAATCGTCCTTTAAAACCTCAGGAGAAATTAAGTAATATGTTCTATCAGCCTTCATTATGGGTTAACATATTCATAGAAATTTATTGGTGTTGATGTCCCCATTCTCGTACCACTCATGGTCTCAACTTTATAATCATAATTATCATAATCCAAGATTAGTTTGTAATAAAACTTATCAGACTTTTGAAAATTGAAACGGTCACCGAAGTTAGACTGTGGTTCATTTGTCATCCTTATGAACTGACCTGTTTTGGCATTAAAGAACTTACATGACATGTAAAATTCATCAATATTAATGTAGTCTCTACTCTTTAACCAATAGACAAAAAACCCTTCCTTATCACCTACATAATCCAATTGGTATTTTGGTTTTCTAACATTAACATCAACACCGTTCAAGTTCTTTTCCATCATCTCACCTTGTTGTGTAGGTAAAATTATTGTCACATAGTTTTTTTGTGTCTCTGAATTTGCAGTATCGTATAGGTCTATCTTAAAGAAACTATTCTTAAAAGAATTAGAGTAATAATACATCTCACCAACAGTAAAACCTTCATCTTCATAATCAGTAACCCAATCACTCGATGTTGCCCCACTAATATCTACCGTTGCAGATAAGAAATAAAATTGATAGTTTAAATCATATCTTTGAGTTGAACCCGACAACCATAACTGATGGTCAAAACGAGTGACCTCAAAATCCTCAGGAGGATTGATAACTTGTTCAACTACCTCTTCCTCGAATACATCAATAGAGTCGTCTCTACCCTCCATATCCCAAGTCATCTCGATTGGAATTTGAATCATTCTTTCGGTTCCGTTATTTGAAAATCTATACTTATTCACAATCGTCTATTAATGGTTGGATTATACCTGTAACTCTTTGGTTTAGGTTTCGTTGAGGCGTCATCTGCAAGAATGTAATTTCCTTGAATGGATAATGAGAGTTGTTTAGGAATGGATGGTCAACGCCATTATTCTCAGCATCTATAAACCCATATGGGTATAAGTCTCTCCATCTCCATAAACCGTCATAGTTAGAATAAAAAGAATAATCAGGAATATTATCTACCTCACCTTCAACCGCAGTTTCTATGTAATCAGAATAGTCTCTAACTTGAATAGGGTAGTGTGGATAATACACATAACCTATCGGCATCTCCACAGAGTAACCTGTTTGAAAATATGTCGAGTTGTAATTGTATTTGTGAGTAAGAGGTGATAAAACTTCTTCTTTCATTTCATAATCATTCCACTCACAAAAATCACCCATAATTTCATCACCAACACTCAAGTCTTTATTATAATAAAAAGTCTTATTATTTGATTGGTAAGAACCTACAGGAATATTATCTTTATTCCCTGAATTAATCTGTGACCACCATGGGTCCATAGTAGACTGTAAGAAATTAAAATTCCACCCAATATTTAACGCAGTTGTATTGTTATTATATGGTTTGTTAAACCAACCCATATAACCCTTGTTAATGATGGTTACAAATAACTCTGTTAGTGGTCTGTTTTGATTATCCTTATATTCATCAATATTGATGTCTTTCTCGAAAGTAAAACCATAACTTTGACTACCATTTCTAACAGAAACTCTTTGTACATTATTCGGTGTTAATGCAGAGTATTCGAGCTTTGAATCATTGTCAAATGGATTATTTTCGAAACCCATCTTTGTTAGATTATAATCCTTAACATCTGTTAATATCTTATGTTTTCTAACATAATATTCTGATGTGGTTTCGTCAGGATTTGACCTGTTAATGACCCTTTTTAATGTACCAGTTACACCATCACCAAATGTTGTCCCTGTATAACCTAAATTGAATATTGAAAATATCTTCTCCTCTGAACCATAATATTCATCACCCAATTGATATACTTGGAAATAGTTTTCCCCATTATAATCAAAAGATAACTTAACAAATTCCCCGTCTTTTAGATTGTGTTTTGTCCCACAATAAAAGGTGATTAATTGTTTACCATTGTATCTCGTATTTCTAATTACAAATGGGACACCATCACCGGCTTGAAATAATGTAGTAGCACTAAACTCTTCATTGTAATACGACATAGTCTGACCCGTAACATTAGTCGAAGCGTAACTCAAATAAGCGGTCCAATTATATGTGAACGCACTCTTACTAACAAAAGGAACGTGACCCTCAACAGCCGACGTTCTAAAGAAGTTAAACTCATCAAACTGAGGATACCCTCTCCAAACACCAGTTTGAACAGATGTTATAGGATTTAAATAATATAAATCATTCTTAAACGGAGTGTAATTAGTCGAACCTGAAATAACATTATTAAATATATTTGTTATCTTTCCCGTAATTCTAAATGTTGAACTCTTCTGTCTTTCTTGGTCAAATCTCTCCGCCAAATTAAGAATTACAGTCCTGTCACCATCAACCATAGTTCTTCTATCACCATTTAACCCAATAGATAATGTAATGTCCTCAGTAGGAGCACCCTTATATCTATCCTCACTCGGTACTATCCTTATGTTGTTTGGTTCCTTACTCACAATGTATCTTGATTTAATACAAATTTATCAATGAACCTATTCATAGAACTACCACCTTTTCTTAACCCAAAGTAGAAGAAGTATGGTGAACCTAACATAAATTTATTAGGTCTACTTGTCATACTAATTTTTGGTTGTATCTCGTTACCCACAATTTCAGAGTTATAAATGTAACCAGGTCTCTGTGTTGACGGTGAAGACTCATCTGAATTAAATTCAGGACCAGGTAACATCCTATCTATAGATTGGTAATTAATAGAACCAATACCATCCCCACCAGCACTTCTCTTAGTCACCCAATCATTAACATCAGTTCCAAAAATAGTTGTTGGACCACCATAAAGTCCCCATTTATAAAACGGAACCTCTTGGTCATTGTGTCCATAATAATCGTATAGGAAACTACCCTTAATATCTTGGAAGGTAAATCTACCCGGTGTAATCATATCTCGGTTAACAGTATTCGCTTGGAAGAATACACCCAATGTTGGGTCTCCGTTAACCTCATAATATAACACATCATCATCAGTATAGTTAGAACCTAAATACGGAATAACACCATACTCAGAATTAATACTAATAAGTTGTGCTATATCACCATCTAATCTACTATTATCTCTTGAGAATAAACGAGCAATTGATGCGTCACCTAATCCCAATATTTGATTCCAAAAACCTGAACTCGTCAATCTTGATATTGCAAATAATTGCATAATATCGGACGTGTCGTTGTATGATGAAGTTTTAACCGTATCCACAATATATCCTTGGAATTCAGGGTTATAACACAACTCTTTGATAAACTCATCTCTTGGTCCTAAATCCATAATAGTAGTAGGATTACCTAAGAACTTTTTATTCGCAGCGTTACTTTGTCCTAAAATATTATCCTGAGGTTCGTTATCTCTACCAATAAACCCATTATTATATGGTGTTGCTCTGTAGAAGAATGAATTGTTTTGAGTCTGATACACAATCGTATCTTCACAGTATTGATACTCAGGGTTCGTTAAGAACTTACTACTGTTAATATTATTACTATATATGTCGTCTTTTTGGAATGCAAACATATATAATGAACCATTAATCCAGTTGTTAACAAAACTCAAAGAAACCACATTATTACAAAGAGCATACATCATTCTAAATCTTGCCTTCCACTCAGCAATAGATTGGAAGTCTTCACCAATAGCGAAGTTCTTAGTAATTAGATAATAACAACCACCATACATTTTCTTAACGGTCTTAGCATTATCAACGTAGTAACATCTATCATCGGATGGTTGGACACCAATTGAGTATCCTGAACCCTTATAACACTCCAACGGAACCATTTTCTCACATGAGAAAGTTTCATTAATCTGTGTAACAATTGCACCTGCATCTTCGTTAAAATCGTCACCTTCACCACCAAGACTTTCAACACCAGTATTAAAAGACGTTACCTCTCCACTATCTGCTATTGTATAAATGGCAAACCTTTTGTTTTGATGTAAAGAAAATCTTTTATATGTATTATCTGAAGTTGGTAACCTATCGGTTCTAATCACAATTTTTTGCGAATTTAACATATTCAAATCCAAATTCGGATTCCACATCTTATAGTACACAGGTGAAGCATATGACCAATCACCCTCTTCAGGATTTGTGGCATCCTTAGAAAGTATTAAACTACCACCTTCTACTACTTCATCATTAAGGTAACTAAACTTCCAATCATTTCGAGCCATTTGTGACCAACTTTCACTTCCATCCGGTGTTCTAACTGCCTGATTTTCTGATTTTACATTCTGATTATAGGTATTGTTACCAACGTTCATAGCTGAATAATACTTGATGTTTTTATTCTTATAACTTTGGTACATACTATTATCTGGTGTGAACGTAAATGAATTGAAATAGATAGGTAATCCCGTTTCAGAACAATTTTGTCCATTTGAGCTAATCTTATCGTGTCTTGGTATTCTCCAATCAGAGTTCACATTTGCATATGGTTGAATAGGGATATTCATTTTGAAATTACCCCTTACTTGTGGCCCAAAACCCATAGGGTATCCATATAATTTTGATAAATCATATTTGATATCTTGTCTTGGTGTGTGAGGGTCAACACCTCTAACTAAGAATACCACACATTGGTCACCCCAATTAGGATTTAATTTGATATTTGGAACCTCAGTTTCGAAATAGTCACCACTTGTTTTATTACTTGGATACTCGTCAGGGTCTGGAGAAGAACCTAAAGAATAATATTTTTTAACCTTTTGCCAACCAAAAATATATCTCTGACCGAGAGTATTATTAGGTACGCTATTATTTGTATATGATGACAATCCCTTAGCAGAACTGTGTAATGAATTTTCAAATTCAGAAAGTGTCTGACCCGTAATTACTTGGAAATACTCAATATCAGTACCAAATTCATAGTTTACTGAACTTGCAGTGTTACCAGTGATTAAATATGTCTTTTGTGCAGAACCTAAGTTATTAGGGTCCATGTATGTGACCGTAACATTAGAAGTATTCTGATTTTGAAATACCGTTGTACCTGTTGTCGAGCCACTAACATTAGGGTCATTTGTATTGTCAGGGTCATTAAATGTAAGTATTGTTCCTGATTTGAGTGTATTCAACTGACCAGGGTCTAACAACAACATAACCACATTGTCACTATGTTTCATGAAGTTATTTTGAATTGGATTGACATAAGTATCAATTCTATTATATCCACCGAATTGATGATATTTAGCCTTAACGTTGAAAAGATTAAATCTCTCACTGAGTGTTAAGTCTCTTGACCAAATCTTAGCTTTTGCTTCAGCATTATTACTACCACTCAACCAAGGAGTTAATGAATTTTGTTCATCACCATAGATATCGTTTCCGCTCATCACAGTCATAAAACCATTAGTAAACTTTTCCCAATTTGACACTTCATTATCATTATAACCTATCAAACCAGAATAGAATTCAGGTTCGTTAGCATTAATAAGAATAGTGGTATTACTCTGAACTTCGGTGACTTCAGTATTCTGACCCGCTTCTCTACCCTCACACGCACATGCCTGACATTCAGGATACGAAAGATTAGGTAATGGAATTGCAGATAACGGACACTTTTCATCTAATGGTATAACATTAAGTGGTGGAATATCTTCTGTACGACTCCCAAATAATCTTCTAATAAAATTTATTATCCCGATGATTACATTAATAATCGGAACAATAGTACGAATGATGAAATTTACTATTGCCCTTATTATTGGCCATAAAAAACAAATTACGTGAGCAATAACCGTCAACGATAAAAGTACTGGTGTGAAAATTGTCAGTAATAAATTGATAATTAAGAACAACAAGTTGAAGTTCCTAACACCATCATTGACAGGGAATTTATTAGTATCCCCTTCACAACCTCTATCTAACACCTCTTTAATACCTAAGAACCTCGCACGACCATAACCTTTTCTATACTCATCAATCAATTGTGATGTAGTATACACCTTATTGTAATTCATCATATAGAATGAATCCTCACATGCTATTGCCGCGTTCTTATCAGCATAGTCATTCCAATCTAAAGAAAACGCATATGACTTTTGGAATTGGATGTAATCATAGTCAAACTTCTCAACCTCAATAGTTGTGTTATTACCAACGACCACATTACCATTTGTAGTTGTCTTTTTGGTAACTGTTATCGTTACATTACCACCCGATGGGAAATCAATCCATTTTTGGGTTTGTAAAATATTATTTACATAAACTTCAATCTTTTCTGTATCACCATTTGGTTTAACATATATGGATTGATTAGAACCGATAGTAATAGTCTTAGACTCAATAACCTGACTACCGTCAAAGAAATCGACGTTAGTAATAATTGATGAACTCTTAGTTGAAGGGTCAACACCTGAAATTATGGTTGTACCAGTCCATCCATGTTCCCTGATTTGTGGAACAATAAAATTGGCTCTTTGAATCTCCCCTCTAATTGGGAATAACGCATCCTCATTGATTGCAGGACCATTCTCCTCTGATTGGTATTTTACCTTAAATCTGTATTTACCCTTAGTCGGGACACCTATAGATGGGTCATTAGAGATTACTGTCTCACCATATTCGTTAGTGACAACATAATCTAAGTTCATTGGGACATCCACCACAAAGGTTCCGTTCTCATCAATAACCTTACCCCCGTTTTGTAATCTATATTGTTCCAATATTGGGTCACCATTTTCATCGATATCAATGGTCTGTCTAACGGCTAAAATTTCACCAGGTCCAGTAGATAAATTACATAAGTCACCTTGTTCTGTTCTCGGTTTACAATTTTTCTTGATTGGTCTGTTGTCATTATCAGAGAAAATTGAACCCATAAAGACCGACGTTGGTTGTATTTCAATACCCAAGTCCCTTAAATCAAAGTCCGTTCTTGTGATACCAATATTACATAGGTCTTCTTGACCCCAAAATGGTGTTACATCAATATCTTTAACACTATTAATAATCTGAGGTAAAGCATTAAGATTTTCAGAAGCTTTGAAGTTGGTTCCGTCAAACTGCTCGGCAACACCCATATTCATTCTTATCAAATCCTGAGGTCTCAAAGAGAAACAACCCATATCTGATAAGTCTAAATCCATCATAATCTTTTGACTACCTAATGGAACACCAGTAATCATAAAGTCACCACTGTCATTGGTCTTTACAACATACTTGTAGTATTTTTCATAGATTTCTAATACCTCATTCCTTGTTAAAACATCACCTCTCGATGGGAATGTTCCTGTCGGTGTGTGTCCACCATACTGTTTCTCATAAGGTAAAAGATTGTAACGATACCCATCTTCATTTTTATCGACAGGTGACGTGTATGGGTATAAGGCTGATATTACAGGGTCTTCTAAGTCCATCTCCTCAACAGGAACGAATATAGATATCTTCGCATTAGCAATACCGAAACCACTATTACCAACAACACGACCCACAACCACACCATAATCGGCACAGAATTGTGAGTAAACATCCTCTTGTCTTAATTTGAGAGATAAAATTTCGAGAAAATCAAAATCTTGTTCAATATTAACACGGATGTTTTGGTCGGTCCCTAATTTTGTTCTAATCCTATAAGACTTAGCCATATTGTAGTTTTTAGATAAATACTTATTTATCCATTTTACAATAATAAACCCATAAGTCTTTCTTGTAAATTATTATTACTTAAAGTCGACCGTCTTTAAGTTCTTAACTCTCACCTTAATATCTTTTTCAGGAAACCTTACTTGATAGATTTGAGTTGGTTCAGCAAAGATTGTATCATCAACTGGTAATATCTTTTTAGTCTCCGCATCTGAATATCTTTGAGATGTCTCAGATGATGAATATTGACCACCTGTCTTATTGAAGACTGATAAGTCAGAAACGGAAATAACACCTGCAACATCTTGTATTCTTCTTCTAATATCGGACAAGAATACATTTTGACCTAAGTCTCTATCCATCGGAGCCATGACCTGATTTACCTCATCAATAATTTTTGTAATCACCTGACCCTGATTTTGTGCCGAATCAATAGCTACTGAAATATCAAATTCTAAATCAATTACTTGAGCCACATTTACAGATATATAATCATTTATCATCCTATACTTAGATAGATAGTTGGCTATGTTTTGTTTCAAGGTGTTCGAAACAGTCTGAGTTAAACTACCATTAGCATCAAATGAAAGAACTTCAATATTAATCTTATTGTCCTTTTCTGTAATTGCAGTTTTAGCAGGTGCACCGTATTTTCCTGGCATTTTCTTAATCAACGCATTATAGTCATTTACGGTAACAGCCCTGTTCTGTGATGCAAAGTTAAAGGTCACCATATTTCTCATCTCTTCAATAGACGGCTGATTAGCACCTCCGATAGCGGCAGTAACATTGTTTACAAATAAAGAATTAACAACTTGTTGGTTAATAGAGTTACTTGGTCCCGTAACCGCAAAGTTAATAGTCCCCAATTGATTGATTACATTTACACCTACATTTGATGCATCTCCACCACCAATTCTATATTTTACAAATAATGTGGTGTTTGGTGATACTGTCCTACCTAAACCAATATTGTTTTGATAGTCTTGTATTCTCAATGAAACCCCATTTCTTGCGAATTCGGCTAACTGGTCGTCAGGTGTTGTTGTTCCTCCACCAAACTGAACTTTCATGAAACCATTAGGCGTATATTCCGTAATAAACCTAAAATCCGTATCAATATACTTACCCACCTTGAGACCTGGATTATCGGATACTTTTGTTGAGTCCTCAACAAAAACCGTGCTTTCCGCTAACGCATCCATCTCATACCATCTAACCTGTGCATTTACAAACTCTGTATATGATGGTGTAGACTGGAATGATGTCCCATCTTTTTGAATGATATCAACAACATTTAAAACATTTTTCTCAGGTAAGAAGAATTCAAAGAAAGGTCTTACATCATTGTTGTTTATTGTTTTCTTATAAACTTTAGTAATACCATTAACGACAACCTCTCTCTTAGTAATAGTGTAATTAATAAGTGTATTATTAGAATCGAAGTTAGGAATTTTAGTTCTGTTAGGGTATCCTTCGTTATTGTATTGAGAAGAAAAATCAATGTCGTAAACATTCTCAAATACTTGACCCGCACCGATAACCTGAGACCCCGCTCTTAGGATACCTAAGTATCTCGTATCTTCTTGGTCACCAGCGGGTGGAACAGTTATGGAAAAATCAACCAAAGCAACAGAAGGTCTGTTACCTGGAATCTTTAAACCATAAGTCCTCGCAATATTAAAGATAGATGAACGTTGTTGTGCATACTGTAATACTGTTTCTTGGATACTTCTATCGATATGGTAATTTAAGTTATCACCAATGGCTGCGTTCAAATCCATTAATACCGAATAAACTGCGGCATCGTTGAAGTTGTCAATAAGTTCAGGATAATACTGTCTTGTATAATTTACGAGGTCCTGTCTTAACCCTTCGAAATCTCTTTCGGTATATGATATTTTTCTATTCGCCATATACTATTAAATATTTATGATTACGAAATCTTTGGAATCAAAAGTTCCGTCATTTATTGAATAATCTATTCTTAGTTTTGCAGTATACTCTTCAGTACCTCTACCAGGTATTCTATATATTCCACCGATACCTAATTTCTCCTGATTTAATTCCCCCTCAGCTTCTAAATCTTCAAGGTATGGTGTCAATGTAATATTATTAACGGTTAAGTTAGGAATATACTTTTCTATTGAATTTTTTACATCTTCTTTAATAGCTTCGAAGCTTGTACCATCCATCGGTTCAAAAATAAACTCATAGATTCTTGTTCCGAAATCAGGTAAATAATACCTACTACCCTTTCGAGTTAAAATTAAATGAAGTAAGTCAGTTCTAATCTCTTCATCCGTTGTTTGTGAAAGAGAAAGATACTTACCTTCTTTACTATCCTGAAAAGGAAAATTAATACCGTATGTTTTACCGTTAGCCATTACCTATAAATACTTTAACAATATAAATTATAAAAAAAAGAGGACCGAAGTCCTCTTTTATATTTGTTGTTTGTTAAAAATAACAATTAACCTTCACAAGCAACACACTGTAAGTCATTCAAATTCAATTTCTTTCTCGCGAAAGCTTGAGCCGAATTCATTGAGTGTTGGTAGTATAATGTCTTCACACCCAACTGCCAAGCTTCAATGAGAAGTTTGTTAACATCCCTCGTCGGCATGTCAGGTGAAATCATTAGGTTTAGTGATTGTGATTGGTCAATATAATCTTGACGAACCGCAGCTTGATTGATAATTGATGATTGGTTAATCTCAGCAAATGTTCTGAAGATATCCTTTTGTTCGTCATTTAAGAAGTCTAAGTGTTGAACTGAACCATCATTTTGTTTGATACTGTTCCACACCTCTTTAGTATCCTTACCTAACTCAACCAATACTTTTTTCAATACCGGATTTTTGATGGTTACTTTCATCTTAGCAACATCCTTCACATAACAGTTAGACCAAATCGGTTCAATTGATTGTGATACCTGCCCTAAGATAAATGCTGAAGATGTTGTAGGTGCAATTGCATTCAACGTAACATTTCTTCTACCATAACCTTTTAAGTATTCTGGTTCTCCGAACATTTCAGCCAACTTCTCTGAAGCCGCATATGACTTCTCTTTGATAAGTTTGAATACCTCAACATTCAATCTCGCAGTTTCTCTAGTGTCAAAAGGTAGACCCTTTGACTGTAATAGTGAGTGCCACCCCAATACACCTAAACCTAACGCTCTTTGTCTCTTAGCGAAGTTATAAGCTTTCTCCAAATAGAAGAAACCTCTCCTACCTTCGATAGTTCCGTTATCTCTAATATCCTCAATCTTAGTTAAGAATTCAGTAACAACCGCGTCTAAGAACATAGTCATTGTTTCAACTGCGTCAGTGTCTTTCCACTCATCGTAGTGTAGAACATTCATTGATGACAATACACAAACGAATGACTCTTCTTCAGAGTTGTGAAGTGCAATCTCTGAACAAAGGTTAGAGTTGTAAATCTTCGCACCTTTATCTTTGTATACGTCAACTGTCTTGTTGTTCATCGTGTCATGGAACATGATGTATGGGTAACCAATTTCTCCTCTTCTTTGGATTACTTTAGCCCAAATCGCTCTCTTTTTTTCATCACCAGCAATCATCTCGTTCATAAACTCATCAGTTACAGTAACCGCGTGAGTTAAATCTTGAATTGGGAAACCCTCTGTACCAATTTCTAAAAACTCCATAATATCAGGGTGTTCCACTGGTAGATATGGTGAGAAACGACCACGACGTGTTGACCCTTGAGATATGTTATCCACAACACTCTCAAATAAGTTCATAAAGTGAACCGAACCAGGTGCAAGACCGTTGTCAGTAATCTCAGCACCTCTTTCTCTAATGTTACCAAAGTAACCAGAGGTACCTCCACCCATCTTACTCATCTCTCCAACTTCAGCTTGTGTGTAAAGAATCGACTCAATATTGTCACCAATATTAGAACCGAAACAACTTACTGGTAGACCTCTCTTCTTACCAAAGTTAGCCCATACAGGTGAAGATAGTGAATACCACCCTTTACCCATATAGTCATAAAATTTATCTGCAAACCCTTCAATACCTAACAGATTCTCAGCATAATCTGCAATTGTTCTGATTCTCTGTAACGGTTCTTCACCCTCACTAAGATATCCTCTTTGTAAGAAGGTGATTGATTCTTCATTAATCCATTCAAATGGTTTTCTATCGCTCATTTTTTTTTCTTTTGTTTTTAATTAAAATAAATCGTTTGACGTGATTGATTTAGATTTCTTACTGTAGTTAATACTTCTTTTGTTAAAGAAATCCGTGTGTTTGGTTGTTAAAATTTCATCATCAAACCATTCTGTTGTTTCTAATAGTGGTTCGTTAATTTCAAAAATACTATCAATACCAATAGAGTTCAAAGATATGTTAAATCTGTGTTTAATAAATTCCATTGTTTGACTTTTAGTTAAGAAATCTAAGTCACCTTCTTCAAAAATCCAATCTATAATTTCTGTTTCCGCCTCGAATGCCTCCATAGTAGCATTAATAAGGTCTTCTTTTAAACTTTCCGTCCACCACGATGGGTTTTCTTTTTTAATAAGGTTTACCAAATCAAACCCAAACTCAGCGTGAATATTTTCCTCTTTTGATGTTGCTTCAACCGCGTTACTGATACCTTTCAACATGTTTTTGTGTTTGTTGAATGATAACATAACTAAGAATTGTGAGAACAACGATACGTTTTCTACGAACATAGAGAATAATACTACAGACTCAAAATATTCTTTGTTTTCCACTGACTTTGAGTTTGAAATAGATTTCTCTAAGTATTTGATTCTTCTTCTAATTGCTGGTACATCCATTAAGTTTTCAAACTCAGCGTTAAGACCTAACAACTGAACCAAATGAGAATATGCGTCTGCATGTCTTACTTCTGATTCTGCGAATGTTGCACCTACATTACCAATTTCTGGTTTAGGCATCCTTTTGTAGATGTCTCCCCAGAATGATTTAACCGCAACTTCAATCTGTGAGATTGCTAACATTGCTCTTTTTACTGCGGTTTTTTCTTTTTTATCCAAGTGAACTTTAAAATCTTGGATGTCTGATGTAAAGTTAAACTCAGTATGTACCCAGTATGAATGTCTGATAGCATCTACATACTCATTTAGATTTGGGTATTCGTAAGGTTTAAGATTAGTTCTCTTCGTGAAGATGTCTGGTCTATTTTTCGCACGATATACGATGTATTCTCTTGCAACGTCATTTAAACCGTTATCCATCAATTTGTTTTCAACCATCTCATGAATTTCGTCAACATGAGGAACTTTATCCTTTTCATCTCTGAAAATTCCTTTACGAGTGATTCTAGCAATTTTCTCAGCCATTTCATCATCAACATCACCGACCGCCTGCATAGCTTTCATGACCGCATACTTGATTTTCTCAGCCTCGAACATTACTTGTTCACCACTTCTCTTAATTACATAACTAGTTTCTTTACTGTTCATAGTATTAAAATTTACCATAATTTATTATTGTTTAGTTTTGTTGTCCCTCACGTTGCTTACGCTTCTCCATGAGTTCCTTAATTCTATCCCTCTGTTTCTCTTCCTTTTGTTCTTCCAAACCTAAGAAAGTCATACTCTGTTCAGTATCAATAACCAACATCTCATTGTCATATTTACAATTCTCAAACACAATCCCGTCCTTTCCGATACGTGACTTTGTGATTGCAATGGTCGCCAAGTTCATCTCCTTTTGTTGTAGAGATTTAGCAACAGAGATAATCACGTGACCAACCTGAGCCTTCTTAATAGAACCACCCATTTGGTCTGTTGTCACAACTTCCGATGAAATTGAAGAACGGTTACCCTGTGTTGCAGTCCATCCAACGATGTCCAACTCATGACACATCGCCTCGAACGCTCTCATCACAGAACCTTCACTCTTCCATTCATCACCCAAGTTTTTGTCAGGTGTGATACAATCAATGTAATCAACAACAATCATATCAATTTTGTTTCCTTCTGCAATCATCTTTCTAACCTGATTCTTAATTTGATTCATAGTCAGAGTATCTGATGGAAGTTTTTTAAGTGTCAAAGAGTTCGTTGTGTTCTCTTTGATTTCTCTAACCTTAGCCATCACATCATCTCTGTAATTAGATAAATTGTCAGGAGCAATACCTGTCCAAAGTGTGAAGTGTTTACGTTGGATAATCTTTGGGTTGTCCTCAAAGAAAATCTGCAGTACATTATAACCCAAATTGAATGCGTGGTTTGAAATCTTAGTTAAGAGGGTCGTCTTACCAACACCTGTAGGTGCCAAAATAACTCCAATCTCACCTTTAGCCAATCCACCCTTCATAAGGTTATCAATACCTGGTATCCCCATCGGAATTGGATGACGGTAGTCGTCGTCCAATACCACATCCAAATTAGAGAATACATCTGAGGTACCTGTGTCCACTTCACCAACTTGTAAAGCTTCTCTTACCATCTCCTCCAAGTGGTCGTAAGACTCAAAATCACCTTTATCAATGATTTTCTGAGCTTTACTCATCACCTTCTGTAATTCTTGTTGTTTACAGAACTTAAGTGACTTCTCTTGAACAAAGTCTGACCCTTCAATTGGTGCTTCTTTGACATCTTTTAACATGTCAAAAACCATTTTCTGAGCCATAGGAGAGGAAATTTCACTCTTCGTTAGTTGTTCCAATGTTGCAAATGTTGGAGTATGTTCGTACTTAACGTAGTACTCCTTAATCATCTGCATAATGATTTTGAAATATTGATTATCAAAATACTTCGGGTCCAACACATCAACAATTGAATTGGCAAAGTCTTTGTCAATTACGATGTTGTTTAGAAGTTGTATTTGGAATGAGTTACCGAGGTAACCGAAGTTTTTATCTTTTGACATATCAATGTTTTTTTCTTTCGGGTAAATAATAAATATGGTTAACCTAACTGATATTCCATGTATTCATACGATAAATCTTCACTCGAGAAAATCTCTGTCAGACCTCGAAGTAAACTTTTTAACTGCGGGCGTATGTCTACGGTATATCTTATTTTTGGTGGATACAATTTTGCATCGATAATTTTATGACAAATTGTCTCATCACCAATACGAATTTTGATGTTAAAAATCTCAGGACCATCAGTATTTGATGTATCCAAAATACTTGGGTCCAATTCAATTTGATTGTAGTGGTCCAACATATACATGTTAGTTCTCGCTTTCAAATCTCTCATTAATGTGTTAGTGAAATCATTAATAAATTCAATGACATCAATACTCCTTCTTGCTTTCGGATTATACCCTCTAACGTTGAAGTAACGCTGTACTACGATGTTGTCGTTCAACATCAAAAGGAATTCCATTTTTGTTACGTCATTTTTTTCTTTCATAACTTAATTTTTGTTTTTGTAACGTTTTTTTTCTTTACGTGTAAGTTTCATAAACGGTGTTAAAAAATCCACCCAACCATCATCTTGCTTGGGTAAGTATTTGAAGATTCCATCCTTCATCATCATTCTCATGAGATTCTGATATCCTCTTCCTTCGGGGTCCAACTCTTCTGTATAGTAGAGTTCAACTTCCTCCTTACCTTCATCACTTATCATTGGGTCTGACAAATCTACAACCTTTTTGTTAATATCAAAGAATTCTTTTCCTAAAACCCCCCTTTTAGTATTCCCTTCAATGATACTCGTTAAAATCTTGCGTTTGTCACCTTCAGATTGTAATTCTTCGGCATGTTGTATAATATCGTCAACAGAAACTGCTTTGTCCAATATCTCAGGAAATAACTTAGCAAAAGTTTTCTCACCTAATAAGTGAATACCATCAATGTTATCAGATTTATCCCCCGATAATATCTTAAATGTCGTTACATTGTAGTGTGGTATTGAAATGTCTTTCAGAGGTATTATATCTCCGTTCTTATAGACTTTTCGGTGGTTAGGTGAGTAGACCTCTACTTTATCTGAGATAAGTTGTGTAAGGTCCTTATCTGATGAAAATATAGTTTTGTATTCATCCTCAGATATGTTACAATAGTGTGCAATCGCGTCGTCCGATTCGCAACCATCAATACATACCTGACGGATAAACATTTCTTCAAGGTACTTCTTAGTTCGTGACAACTGCCATTCAAATGACATCTGTTGCGCCTCGTTAAGAGTTCTCTTTCTATTTCTTTTGTATTGTTCGAGTAAGTCTCTTCTCGACTGTGAATTATCCTCAGCATCCCAAAATACGATTACCTTATCGTAATTGTGTTCCACCAAGAACTTTTTGAGGGTATTAACGAAATGGAAGATTGCACCAATGTGGTTACCCTCATGGTACAAATCTCTCACTCCGTGAAATCCTATTTTAAATAAATTATTTCCGTCAACTAATAGTGTCTTTGTCAAAATACCCTTAATTAAAGGTTAGACTTCTTTTACTTCTTCCAATTTGTAATCACCATCTGTTCCGATTACTCTTTTCCAATATTCTGATTGTTCAGACTTATACTGTTCAATAGATTTCTTTTCTTCGGTAGATTCTTTTCCTGCCAAGAAACCATGAGGTGTTACGATAATCTTACCGTCCTCATATCCTAATCCATTGATGTGGTTCTTCATAACCGATACCTTTGTTCTAACTGCAAACTTAACTTTTCTTTTGTCTTTGACCGCAGCAATCTTATTGGTACCAGCATTTTTCTGATTACCAAATAAGAATACCAATGATGAGTTCAACCAAATAGCCTCACCACCTTTAGCTTTAATCTTAGGTTGACCAAAAGGATTGTCGGGTAATTCTACCCATGGTTGGTTAACAATCACCAATGTATTTTCATAGTTTGATGTTGCCTTTCTTGAACCAGCAATTCTTTGGTTAATACCCATACCGATTTTGTCGGCTAACGTTGCGGCATTGTGTTGTTTACCACCCTTACCGTCAAAGGTCATTTTACAAGGAACAGAACCAACAGAATCCCATAAGAATAGTAAGTCGTATTCCAACTCACCTTTCTCTTGTGCATCCAACAATTCGTTGATGTAGTCTGTGATTTGTTCAATATAATCAAAGTTGTTGTTAAATAAGAAAAATCCGTCCCAATCCAACTCACCTGTTTCCTCATCAACAACTTCTTCACATTCGAAACCCATTGTTAATGCGTGGTCAAAAGACCATTTCTGTTCAGTGATAATAAAGACAGGAAGGATACCCTTCTTTTGTGCGTCTACCGCAGTTTTAACTAACGCAGTTGTTTTACCAGTATCACTATGACCCAAGAACATATTCAGGTGCCCAATTGCAGGACCAGGTACACCAACCGCATCCAAAAACGCTTCACCTAAATCTAAAAACCTTTGTGGTTTGTATTTCGCGGAAGTAGAGTATTTCTGCTTCAACGACTTAAAATCTTTTTTCTTAATTGCCATATTACTTAGTAAATAAAGATGGTAAGGACAGAAGCCCCTACCATCATATTAGTGTTTTTTAGAACGGTAAGTCCGTATCAACTTGCATTCCCGCTTGTGGGTCTTTCACTGTAGTGTTTGAGTCAGAGGCTACTGAACCTCCCAAAGTCACTTCTGTGTCGTCACCATAAACGTATTTTTTCAATTCTGTATCCCAAACAGGTGTCTCACCTCTTGCGATAGCTTCCAAATACTCAACAGGTTTTTGTGAATAAACATCCTTCCAAGTCAACTCGTCTTCAACCCATTCCTTCATCAAATCTTTGTTTGTATGAATTGGTGCTGGGTCGTCATACATAATAGTTTTCACTACTGTGTATTCAATACCTGAAGGTGTCTTTGATTTAGATAAATCAACAATCAAGTCACGACCTTCGTTAGCATCAGTCACGTCACCTTTTTGTTTCCAAATTGGAATGATTTTATCCAAGATACCTTCTTGTTTGTAGTTATCCTTAAATCTCCAAAACTTAGGTCCGTGGTCTTCATTCTCACGGTCAATTACCTTAACGATGTAGAATTTACGTGGACGGTACTGACGAGCCAATTCTTTGTCAGTCTCTTTACCTGTAGACATCAATTCTTCATATACCTCAGTAAGTGGTGAACGCTCACCGTCATTCTTACCAGGGTCGTACAATTTAGTCCATTTACCATCAATCTGTACTTCGTGGTACCACACCTCTTTAAATGGTGAAGAACCATCAGGTGTTGGAAGGATACGGATTACTTTTTGACCAGATTTGGTCCCTTTAGGAAGATACGTTGTAAAGTATCTTTTTAGTCTGTCTTCTTGAGACATTGTGTTACTCCCACTGTTACTTGAACGTTGGGTGTTTTTTTCATACTGTGCTAACACAGCGTCGAGTGCATTTCCCATAATTTTTTCTTTTTACTCTGTTAATTGTTTCTCTTAAAACTCAATAATAAGTATAGTCTTCAAACCTTAAAAGTCAACTGACTAAAAAGAAAAAGACCACTCATTTGAGTGGCCTTATAATATATAAAATTATGTGTATTGTCAAGTGTTATTCTTCGTCATTGATAGGTGTATCGAATGACTTTTTGATATCTGCATCTGAATAGTTTTCTACTTCATCAGAGGTCAAAACGTATTCATTCTTACCTGTTTGTTGCATCTCAACTTCTTTGTCAGCGAAGAAGTCTGTCAACTTCTGATTGTACGGATAACTATCCAAACTTCTCAATTGTAATTTCTCCTCCGGTGACTTCTCACGATATTTCTCAACCTTAGCTTCGATGTCATTAATCTTTGTTAAGATTTGGTCCATCTGTGACAACTTGCTTTCTAGGTCGTTCAACTTATCAAACATTGAGTCCATATACTCGTCTTGTTTATCTGAGATTTCGTTTTGCTTGTTTACTAAATCTGTAATCTCTAACTCTTCAGTGTCACCACTCATATCTTCACCTTCAACATTACCCTCGTCGTCTAATTTCTCAACATCAGGGTCAGTTTCAATATCAACAGGTTCAGGAATTTCTTCAGCACCCACCTCTAAATCTAATTCGTCACCCGCATCAGGTGTTTCATCACCTAAGTCTACAGGTTCTTCTTGTTCTACCAAATAAGAATTAATAGAGTTGTGTCTTTTTAATTCTTCTAATATTTTATTATCGATTGCCATAGTATTACTTTTAACCATTCAATAGTGTCTTCACACCGTGAGGTGTTTCAACTTTAAGGGTTCTGTTTACTTGTCTTGTATTGTCAACTCGCTCAATAAGTCCGTCTCTCATACTAACGGTATAACAGTCTCCTGTGTCTAAGTCACAAACCTCTTTGTAACCATTTCCGGCATCTCTTTCAGTAATTCTAGTGTCTTTCGACAAATACTGGTCTAATAATG